ATACACTTTAAGTTTTACTGGTATGGAAAAAGTACCTGCTAACTTTATTGATGTTGCTGTAGATGGAAATACTGCTGCGGAGAACATTACTGCTGCTGGATTCACTATCGTTGCTGGAGTGTAATTACTACCTTTTTTAGATTATTAAACCCTGCCATTCGGTGGGGTTTTCTTATTAAATAAAACAAAATATTAGTTTGTAGTTATCTTAGTATGCTAATATTAGAACCAACAATAGGAAATAAAACTATATCAATCATACCGAGAAGTATGAATATAGAAGGTATAGTATCTTTAAGGATAAGGAGAGATGGAGATGGCTCTGAAGAAGAAGTGTTTCCATTATCTGTTACTGAATCAGTTAATTATATTGAAATAATATTCCCTAACGATAACGGTCTTTTGAAAGAAGATTTTACATATTCATTAGAAGTATTAAAGGATGAAGAATTATGGTATAGAGACAAGATTTATGTAACGTCTCAATCTAATTCAGATATGACTTTAAATAGTCATCAGATAGGTAACGGAAGTATTTATGATTCTTATAATGAGCTTGATGACAATACATACATAATTACAGACAGCTCGTCTATTCAAACATCTACTGGAGGTACTACTGGAGGTACTACTGGAGGTACTAACATAGGTTCTACTGGAAGCTCTACTGGAAGTACTGTTACACAAAATAAGCCACCATCATTAAGATGGAACTTCAATGAACCACTTGATGTTAGGATAGGCTCTATATTTAGTTACCAAATAAGAGCTTGGTATTCCCCTACGTCAATCACTATAGAAAACATACCAGAAGGATTATCTTGCAGTCCATCTGGACTAATTAGCGGAACTGCTACTGGAGAAAATAGATTGGCGGAGATGACGATAGTTATGGTAAATAGCTATGGAGAAAGCAGGGATTTAGTTGAAGTTAATTTAAGTGATGACCTTCCTTTAACAAACCCTCTTAGAGCTGAGTTTAGTTATGTTCAAAGTCCTGCTATCGGTAATTCTTTTAATTCTGGAGAGAGTGTTGGTCGGTCTTACGATGCTAATGGAAATCAGTTCAATAGCGAGATAAGCTTTCCAGAAGATGGTTCTCCTATGGTCTTATGGAGACCTAATAGAATTAATTACATTAGACTTGGAATACCTTTTGCTTTTCGTTTTGATGCTATGGTAAACTTTGATAGCGAACACCCTATAACAAATACTTATTTAGATAGAGTTATAGATGGGTCGGTTTTTCTTTATAGAAGCAATTATATGATTGGTATTGCTACTGGAGAACCAAGAACTGAAACAATAGATTTTACAGTAGAGAATGCGTTAGGGTCAACGACAGAAACTTTTGAATTCACAATAATAGAGGATGAAGGTACTGAAATAGCTTACCCTCCAGAAAACTTAGCAGACAATGGTTCTTCATCTATGTATCTAAGGCTAAAGTGGGATGAAAGATTTTATAATGGAGATAGAAGATGGGAGTTTCTTAATGTTTATATGAATGGAGAGCTTTACGCACAAAGAGCATATAACTACAACTCTTTAAATACCGATATGCTATTTGGTGTACAAGGTTTTAATGAAGTACAATTATCTTATGTAGATACAGATGGTGTAGAGACTGGATTATCCCCAGAAGGAGTTTTATTGAAGATGAAAGGTCAAGGATATAAACCACAGATAACAACAGACTCTGATAGAATTTATTATATTCGTAGATACTACAACTTTCAATTAGACATCAATACTGATATAGAAGCACTTGCTGTTTATGATAATTCAAGGACTTATAGCTTTGAAGTTCCAGAAGTTAAAATTCAACGTCCAGTCTCTGGGACAACTCACTCTCTTGAAGGTAGGATAGGTCACGGTAGCACTCTCGATGTAGGGACTCAATGGCGAGTTACCTTTCAATTCTTAGGAGATGATAGTCGTGGAGACTTTAAAACATTTACCTTACAAGTAACAGACTCAGACCCAGCTATATTAAATCCTCCTACAGATATGAGTCAAAGCATAGATAGTAATGGAGTGCTTGATATTAATTGGATTGAAGGTCATTACAACGGAACTATATCTGAAACAGAATTGTATCAAGACGATGTTCTTATTAGAAGGGTTTTTAATAATGAATTAAATTACAGTATTCAAGGATTATCAGCAGGAACTTATCTTTTTAAAGCAAGGCATAAGGATAGTGAAGGCGATTTCTCTCCATACTCAGACACTTTAACAGTAAATATATAATGAAGAACAATAAAAAAGAATACAAAGACAGTATAAGAATCGTTAATATGTCTTCTTACCAAGCACCGACAATACAAGAAGTTCACAATAAAGAGTGGGTTTCTTTTGGAGATAATAATGATTATTTCGATAACCTAATTGAAAGGTATCTTGATAGCCCTACTAATGGTAGATGTATTAATGGTATTGTTGATATGGTTTACGGTAGAGGTTTAGAGTCTACAAACTCAGACATCTTCCCAGAAGACTATATTAAGATGAAGCAATTACTTAGACCAAGAGAGGTTAAGAGATTGGTTAACGACTATAAGCTATTAGGTCAAGGAGCAATGCAACTTACCTACAACAAAGCTAAAACTAAAATACTAAAGGTATCTCATTTCCCTATGGAAACATTGAGAGCTGAGAAAGCAACTAAGGGAAAGATTAAAGCATATTATTACCATCCATCTTGGAAGGACTGTAAGAACTCAGATTCCCCTAAAAGAATACCTACATTTGGAAGTGGTAGTAAAACTGAAGTTAATGAACTTTATGTCTTCAAACCTTATAGAAGTGGTTTCTATTACTATGCAACTGTTGATTACCAAGCGTGTTTACAATATGCTGAGTTAGAGTCTGAGGTTTCTAACTATCACATCTCTAATATACAGAATGGTTTACAGCCAAGTTTATTCGTAAACTTTAATAATGGTATCCCAAATGCTGAAACACAACAAGCTATAGAGTCTAAGATAAACGACAAGTTCTCTGGTAGCTCTAATAGTGGTAAAGCAATTATTGCATTTAACGAGTCTGCTGACACTAAAGCTGATATCGAAGCTATTCACTTACCAGATGCTCACGCTCAATACCAATTCTTATCAGATGAGGCAAGAGAGAAGATTATGTTAGGACACGGTATTGTTTCTCCTATCTTATTAGGTATTAAAGATAATACTGGTTTTGGTAACAATGCAGAGGAATTAAGAACTGCATCTGTACTTATGGATAACGTAATTATCAGACCTTTACAAGATGGTGTGATTTATGGATTGACTGAGATACTTGAATTTAACAATATACACCAAGACCTATACTTTACAACACTACAACCTATTGAGTTTACTGAGTTAGATAACATCGAAACTAAGATTAAAAGAGAAGAAGAAACTGGAGAGAAATTATCCTCTGATGTTTCTACAGACTTTTCTGAGGAAGAAGGAGATGACTTGTATAATCAATTAGAGGGCTTAGGAGAGGTTTTAAGCGATGAATGGGAGCTTATCCATAGTGAAGTATACCAAGAGGAAAGTGAAGCCGTTAAAATGGCTGAAATCAAGTATTCTGATAAATCATCTAAAGAAGATAATGACATCTACAAGATTAGATACGCTTATTCTCCAGTTAGAAAGTCTGAAGGTAGTAGAGCTTTCTGTAAGAAGATGGAAGTATTAACTGGTAGAAAGATTGTATTTAGAAAAGAGGATATCAATATGATGTCTTTTAGAGGTGTTAATAAGGAGTTAGGTCATAACAGACAGAACTATAGCTTACTAAAATACAAAGGCGGTAAGAACTGCCATCATTTCTGGGAGCTTCAAGTTTACAAGAAGTCAAGTGGTAGAAAGGTAAACTCTGACGATGCATACGAAAAGGGCTTAAAAGAGCCTAAGAATCCTTCTGAGATGGAAGAAAGAATGATAGACAGAGCAGACAATGGTGCATATCCAAGTGTACTAAGTAGAATCAGAAAAATATTAGGTCAATAATGAAAGCACTATTTATAACAGTAAAGGATTTAAAAGCAAAGTCAATAATCAGCGGTAATACTGATGCTGACAAATTGATTCACTTTATAGAGGTGGCTCAAGATATACACATACAAAACTATTTAGGAGGTAAGCTCTATGATAAGATGCAACAGTTAATTCTTGATTCCGAGATGGATTTACCTGCTAACTCAGATTATAAAGCTCTTAGAGACACTTATATCAAGCCAATGTTAATATGGTTCACTCAGTCAGAGTACTTCCCTTTTGCTATGTTTAAAGTGGATAATGGAGGTGTATCCAAACACAGAGGGGAAGAATCTGATACTGTTAATTACGGAGACATCGATAGAATGATGAGTAAGATAAATGATAGGTCTGAATTCTATACAAGAAGGTTCTTAGATTACATTTGTGATAACAGTCATAAGTATCCAGAGTACACTAACAATCAGAATGGAGATATGTATCCAGACAAAGATGTAGATACTTTTTCAAGTTGGGTTTTGTAATGGGAAATAAAAAAAAGACATATAAGACAAAAGAGGTTAACATAATGAAGTTATCCGCTTTCTATGATAAAGTGAAAAACGACACTAAGGAAACAAAAAAAGAAAAAGATGGCAAACGAAATATACGATAGCACTTGGTGGGGTAATACGATTGATACTGCATCTTCTATTGGTACATCAACAGAAATGATACAAGGTCAGTTTAATCTTACGAAGATAGGAGATGAGTTGGTTACTAATGGAGATTTTAGTAATGGATTAAGTTCTTGGTCTGCTAACTCTTCAGTTTCATTAGTTGATGGAAAAGCTAAAGCTGATGGAACTGCAAGTGATTGGACAAAGTTAATACAACAACAAATTGCTATTAGTACGTCTAAATCTTATAGGGTATCAATGGACATCTCGCCAAGTAACGGAGGTGTATATGTAGTATTAGGTGGTACAGTAATCTATCAAACATCTTCTGCTATTGTTGAGGATTTACACATTGATACAGTTATTACACCCATAAGTATTTATGAATTAGCAGTTCAACAAAGACCTAATTTTAATGGCTCAATAGACAACGTATCAGTAAAAGAAGTAAGAGCAACAACAGTAGAAGCAGTTAAGTGTTTAGCTGATACAATTCACAGAATAGGATTACAAGACATACAAAACTAAAAACAATGGCAAAACCAAAATTAGCATTAATACCAGCTGCTCAAGGCACAAGTTTATACTCCGTACTACCATCGAGTGGTGTGGGAGATTTCAGCTTTACTCGTAGCGGTTCGGCAACAAGAATAAACTCACAAGGACTAATAGAAACAGTTGCAAGT